AAAGATTAGTTAAACTAATCTTTTTTTTCTTCTTTTTCATTTTCAGTTTGACAAGATTCTATTCTTGCTTCAACTTTTCAGATTTTTGACTCATCAGCTTCCAAGACCTTTATATAAAGTTTTTTCTTTATCTTTTCTTCTTCATCAGAAATTATTTCAAATTCTATTTCTTCTCAAGAGCTTGGGAAACCTTCAAGTACGTCTGTAATCACATAACTCACAGTTTCTCAGTTAAATTCTTTTTCATCAAGTCAAATATTTGGTAATTCTAGTTCAAACTCATCAAGTAAATCCTGCATCAAAACAAGTCAGTTTGTCAATATCTTTCAATCAGGAGTTTTTACAAATTCTTCAGCTTCTCTATCTGATTCATCTCTGATCTCACCAAAAACTTGTTCAATAATATCTTCTAAACTTGTAAGTCAAGCAACTCAACCATAAGGATCCATTATAATTGCAAAAATTTTATTTGTTTTTAGTCCTTAAAATTAAGCCTCAATTGCAACCAAACCTTTTACTTTATTATTTAACACAAAACAATCGTAGTAAAATCTACCTAAAAATAAAGATCCTGAATAATTCTCAGAATCTGTAACCACTCTGTATTCAGCCAATTTCACTGGGGCTACTGTTGCTGAATTATGTCCGACTAAACAAGCATATTTTTTAGTAACTGCTGGCGTTCCAGTTTTAGCTTCCATCCATTTTTTAGTAACTCTTACGATTGGCACTCCGTCAACCATTCCTACCAATCCGTTTATTGCTATATTTTGTCCAATATCCGAGGCTTTAATAAAGTTGTCATCCTTTTTTAGTTTGGTCAAAAACTCAGGTATAACATAAGCAATTCTATTTTGCGGCACATCTTCATCATTTAATTTTTCTTGTGCTTCCAAGAATTTAGCATAAGCGTTGCTAGCTGTAAGCCCTGTCACTGTCTGCGAATTTGTATCACAAGATTTAAGGATTGTTTCAAATCTGTATTTCTCAATTTCAGGAATTACTCTTTCCCTTAACTGTCTTGCTAGTACTTCTCCTGCCTTAATTTTTGTCTCATCTTCGTCCATTTTATCCAAAAGCATTTTAAAAGCTCTATCTTTTGTTAATGTCAATTCTTGGATTGAATTTTGCAAAATGTCCGCATTTCCATAACCTGTATTTCTGTTATAGTCCCTATTATCAACTGTATTAATTGAAGTCACTTTTACAGTTTTAGCTCCTACAAAGCTGTAATCATTATTTACTATTTTCTGTGATACCGCTTCACTTGTAAATCTTTCATCAATTTTGTCTGCAAATAATTCAGTGTAAATCATTGCCATATTCTATCATCTCCTTTAAATTAAAAAGAACTAAAAGCCTTATCAAATGCTTCAAGCCCTATGTCTTTTTTATCTTTTTCTCCTTCACTTCCACCATTTAAAGAGTTTGGTGTTCCTCCGCTTTGTGTTTTAAGATAACTAGATAAATTCTCAGAAAAAGATTTCACACTATCTTCAATCTCTTCTTGAGTATTTCCAGTAATGCTGCCTAAAAAACTGTCAGGAATTTTATATTTCCCTAATGCTGCTTTTTTCAATTCATTAGTTTTCATAGTTGCAAGCTCTGAATTTGAACTTTCAAGCTGTTTTTGAAGTTCAGCAAGGCTCTTATTATACTTCTCTTCTGCAGTAAGATTAGCATTATTGATTCTTGTTTCGTAGTCTTCAATTGTCTCTCCGTGCTTTCTCTCCAATTCTTTTTTCTCACTCTCAAACTTTTTTCTCTCTCTTGCAATTCTTTCTTTAATCATTTCATCTACTTGTTCCTGTGTAAATGTATTTTCTGACATAATTATCCTCCCATTTAAAGTCTGTCGACTATTTTCTATCCAGATGTTTAATGTCCATCAGTACGACAAATAAAAAAGAGCAGTACAAAACTACTCTTTTGCTTTTTCATACTGATTTATTACTATCCATCTTTCATATATTATCAATTATACCTTCATTTTCATTATTTTCAAAATCTTCTTTTGATGTCTCATTAACTGAATCAGAATCATTATCAGAATACTCATAAGGAACGGTTGTACTTCTGCAATTCGGATGCATCGGCGGATAATTTTCTCCTTCCATTGCATTTTCTGTTTTGAATACTTCACCGTTAAGATTGGCACAAGTGTGACTTGTTCTACTATCTAGTACTGCTAAGAACTCATATTTAGCAACTCCTGCGTCTCTGTATCCCATAAGCGTTGCCTGATTTTGAATGTGATTTGTTTCAGTTCTTACCAATCTTTCAGCATTTTTATAACTTGCATCAAACTTTTTAGCTATATTTTGTGACATAGTTTTATAGTTAATACCTCTATTTAGCCCAACAATTACTTCTTTTTTTATCGCTTTTGCTAAATTATCAGTATTACTCCATATTCTACTTGAATAGTTAGCCCCGCTCCATTCGTTCTCCAGTGCTTTCTTTACTACACTACTGCTGATTACACCTTTTTTAAATTTTAAATCCTCAGTGAGTGAGGTATAAGTATCTTTATATACCTCGGTTAATGTATCCGTCACTTTATTATTGATTTTCTGCCCAGCCTGTATAAGTTCATAGTCAATACCAGCTTTTAAGCTGTCCAGTCGACTGATACGGCTCCTATATGCCAGCGTTTCAAGTTCCACTGATAATTTCCTAAAATCAACAGGATTAGTTTTTTTCAGCTTTTCAATTTCCTTAACGTATTTTTCTATATCATACCGCCATTGTTTATATTCAGCACCACGAAGCAGTGTATTGGCTTGGATTTTATCAATACCTAACTTTTTTACTTCACTCTGATATTTAGCATATAACTGAGCTATTTTACTCTCTATTTCTTTTTTGCTCTCATTAAGTATTTTTACATACTCTCTATATGCTTTTGTACCTTCGTTAAATGATAGCTCCTCTCTTGCAAGCTGTCTTTTTTTCCAATATTCTTTATTACTCTCTTTCATCTGTTTCTTCCTGTTCATTTGCTAACCCCTTATACTCCAAAGGTTGTTCAATCTGATTTTCTTTTTCAATCTTTTTCAATTCCGCTTCCGTATCTTCAACAAAAGGTAGTAGTGATATTAAACTTTCCTGTGATACAACACCCTGTAAATTTGTTATTACATTGGAAAGCTCAACCAAATTTTCAGGAGTATTTCTTGTAAATATTTTCTGTATATCCAGCGGTACGAGATTCAAATTGAAATAGTCTAAAATTAATTCCAACCTTTCGTTCAATGCTTTTTTAAAGTACATTTCTTTTTGTGCTGATAACTGCTCCAGTGCTAACAGTTTATACCCTAACGCAACCCCTGAACTGTTCCCTGCAAACTGTTCATCTTGCATATCAGGTATGAAAGAAAATTTATGTATGTCCTGATTTAATCTATTTTTATTGTTTTGGGAATATGTATCATTTACATTTTTTATCAGCCATTTAGCATCTCCGTTTTCTCCCAAAAGCATTACTTTATTCTTTTTCAGGCTTTTTATATCTTCTTCATCCGTTCCCTGCATATTAGTCAACACGAGAATTGCGTCTGTAAAATCTTTCATATCATCTAATGAAGTCGATACTGCTTCATTGTATCCATCAATCAATGTGATTACTTTTTCAAAATCTCCCAGTTTCCGCTTATTATTAGCAAATTCAATCAAAGGCACCTTGTTAAATCCATGCAGTCTGGTTTCTCCCTGTGCCTGAGGTGTCAATATTACCCCTTTATAATCCATGACAGAAGTAAATGTATTGACAGTTACAGTTTTGTTGTCGTAAATCTCTAATATATAATTATACTCGTTATTTTCGTTTTTCTCTCTACTCCAACGGACTGCGTATTTGATATTTTTGTCTATCGTATTATCCCTGATAACAAATACATCACGTGGATCTAAAACCTTAAAGTTTATCGTATTATCTATATTTTTATACCATAATTCGTATGAACATCCGAAAATCGAACAGTTTTCCGCATGTTCAAAGTTGCATTGCTGTTCTTCCTCCGTAGCTAAATATTTTCCAACCATCTCATATTCATTTATCAGATTTTCCTTTAACAGCTTATAATTTATGTTTTTCCCGATGAAATATGCCGTCGCTATTGTGGTTATGTAACTTGGAAAATTATGGATAAGCTTACTATCCTGTTTTTCTTTCAGCCTGTCCTGTTTTTCCAGTATTTTATGTTTCCCCGTATAGTAATCCTCCAGTTTCTGCAATCTCACTAAATCTTTCACTAAAAAGTCCCATAGTGCTTTTTCCAATACTGTTATTTGCACCTATCTCACCCCCAATATATTTTTATTAATCGTAGTCATTCGGTTATTTCTCATATAATCCTCAAGTGCATATCTCATGGCATCCATTAAATGATTAAAGTCATCTATCGGTTTATTTACTGCTTTTCCAAATTTATCTTTATCCCAAGCATAATTAGATATCTCTGTTAAAAAATTTACACACCTTGGATGGATAAAAATTTTAAAATCCTGAATAAATTGTATTCCAGCATTTATACTATCTTTCCCTTTTTTAGATGCTTTTATCCTTGTCAATCCTAAGCTTCTTAAATGTTCTATGCTCTTTGGTTCCTCACTGTCAGCAACTATGATTTCTTTTTTGAAACCAAGTTTTTCTATATTTCTGTAAATAGCCGTGTTTTGCAATCTCTTTTGATATATCTCATCAAAAACATAAATTTCTTTCTGTTCCTGGTCTAATATCCCACAAAAAAAAGCGGCAGGGTCATTGGTGTATCCAAAATCTAGCCCAAATACTGCTTTCGCTTTACGTCTTTTATTTAAAATTTCTCTCCAATCAAATTCCAATTCTCTCCAATTTTCATAAACAAGCCCTTCAACAATTCCCCAGTTGCCAAGTCCAGCCACCTGATACCGTCTGGGGTTATTCTTTTTCATGTCCTCAAACAGTTTCTTGTCGCTGTCGTCAAGCCATTCGTTGCACATGTAGTTGGTTGTTTTAGCCATTATGTTATCGTCTTCAACGTCAAAAAATCTTTTCTTTATCCAGTGCCGTTCGTTCCAGGGGTTAAACGTGAGTGTAATCTGCTTATATAAAGGCTCTTCGATTTTTCCCCTGATACTTTCATCAAGCATATTAAAATCCTGCTCCTTATTTATCTCGTAGGCTTCCTCAATCCAAGCCCAGCATAGATTTCCAGTTTCAACTGTTATTGAAGTAACTTTAAGCGGATCGTCCAGTCCTCTAAATAGTATTTTCTGCCCTGTAGGTATGTAAATTATTTCCAACGGACTTTCTTTAACTGACCAGTAATCCTGTACCCCTAATATATTTATAGCCCATTTCAAGTCTGTAAAGCAGCTATCCTTTAACGTCCGATAAACTTTTCTTACCACAAGCAAGTTTGCTTCAGGATATTTCATCATTGAATAAATAAAAAATAACGCCGTTGTTTTACTTTTTTTACTCCCACGGCTGCCTTTACATACTCTGTATCTTCCCTTGAAGTTCCAAAAATCTTTATATCCTTTTCCAACAAGCTCCGGCAGTTTCACTTTCTTACTCTTCAAGTTCATCTTCACCCACAATCATAACTGGCACAACTCCGTCAACTTCAACTTTATCTGTGAATAGCCTATATCGTTTACCAAGCAGTTCTGCTGACTTAATTCTATCTCGTAGACCTATCTGCTTTTTAACCATTCTAGCTTCACTTGTTCCGTCCCCAGTTCCTTCGACAACGACAACTTCTTCTTTGATTTCCCCTCTCATCGACTTAGTCAAAAACTCAAGCACTTCCTTGGCGGATGCTGTCCTCTCATCCTGCATGGCTTCCAGTTTTTCGTCAATGTAGCCTTTTATAGCAGGTTTAAGCAAGTTTTCCTGTCCAATAACTCTCGCCGTCTTCTTACTGTACCCTGCCTTTACCGCTGCTTCCGTTATGTTTCCAGTTTCAATATAATAATCTGCAAATCTTTTCTGTTTCTCCGTCAATTTCATGTCAAGTTCTCCACCTCCTCAAAAATAAAAGTACCTTACAATTCTAAGCTGCTGAATCACAAGGCGATATACTAAAAGTGTTTATAAACAAAAAAAAGACAGCTCCTACACTGTCTTGGTAGTCCGATACTCAAAGGCATCAAGAACAAAGTTAAATTTTACAAAAATTCCAATATACCATATTATAACATATAAATGGGGAATGTAAATACCACGTTTGGGGCACGTATGGGACATTTTTGTCAAGTCCTTAGTCCAAAAGTAGTTCCGGAAACAGATTAAATTGTAGCTCTTTAATCAATCTGGTTCTATTTCTCCCTACCGTTTTTCTATCTACATTCATTTCATCTGCTATTTCATCAATCGTCCATTCCTTGAAATATCTCAATGCTATGACGTTGTAATATTTGTCATTTCTAATATTCATTAAAGCGTTGTCTACTCTGATAATTCTTTTTTCCATTTTTAAATTTTCAGATTTTAAATGCTCAATTTTTTCAATTTCTTTTTCAGGGACTCCTTCATATTTTTTTAATCCCCCTTGGACATTTTCTCCTGTTTTAATTTTTACAGTTTCTCCTAATCCATTTTTCAATATTTCGTCAATACGACTGTTATTTTTTTCAATTATCCTTTTGTAATTCGGGTAAGCTCTTAGCATCGCTTCTGTTTCCTTGTATCTGTCTATTTTTTTAACCTGTCTTAATTTTTCTGCGACTCTGTCCGCTATTCTGTCAATATCTTTTTCCGTCATTTCCTACTCCTTCAATTTTTGATTTATACATCCGCATTTTCACTTGGGTACACATAAGTCAATAACTTTCTTTTGTACGCTCATTCATATTTTTAAGCCACTTCTCGTGATGGACTTCTAAAAATTCTTCTTCTGTTGCTCCTACATATTCCGAAATAGCCAAAATGCTACCCAAAATTTTGTTTTCGGTCAATACTCTAAAATCTGACAGTGTAATCAATATATCCTCCAAACTTCGTATTGATGATACTCCTTTACAGTATACAATTAAACTATTATCTAAAAAAGGTATCGTTCTACCCTTTGTTTCTTCGTCTCTTGCATTGATAGTTTTCTTTTCATCAAATTTCTTATCCAGCATTGCCTGTCTTTTCAGCAGTTTCTCTATATCAAATGTTTTTAATGCTTGAACTCCTGCTAATTTCATATTCTCAACCTCTTTTTCATTTACTGCACCTATTTTCTGCAAATCTTTTAAACTGTAATTCTTGTCCTTCATTTTTCCTCCTTTAATAAATCAAGTAATGTATCATAGACTTCTAGTCTTCCAGTTATTATGTGATACATTGGCTCGTTTACTTCATATTTCCTTCTCAATTTAAGGTCTTCCATTTTATTTTTATTCAATAAATTTACCAGTATTGTTTTCATCTTCATTCTCACTTTCTGTATTTATCAATTCTTGCCTTCAGGCTTTGTAAAAGTTCTTCCTGAACGTCTTCCTTACTCTCTAACGTTTTATTGTTCCATATTTTTCATTAACAACTCTTACTTTTTCTTCTATCCTGCTTTTTATTTCATCATCACATACGTTTACAGTCCCTTCATCAAGAGCATGTGCCTTCAAAAACAAAAAATTAGTAATTTTTACAAAAGTTGGGCTAATCATTAAAGTTGATGATACACCTATTTCATAATCTGTAAAACTTCCGAATTTTAACACTTCTTCGTTCTGTTTTGTAATTCTCCAAGCCCATTTACCTAAAACTGGGACAAATTCTATCTCCAATACACTTTCTTTTTCCATTGTTCTAATCCTCCAATTTTTTAATATTTTCTCCTTATTTTTAAGCAGAAAAAAGTGAAACCTGTTCAAAGTCAATAAAAACAATACTTTGAGAGAAAGGTTTCGGTTACACTTTGCTTTTTTAAAGTTCCTATATAAAATACTACTTCTTCTCCGTGAAGAAGAAGAAACAAATTTTTCAGAAAAACTTTTATCTACAGCTTTAATGTATATTCCAGTTTCTCCACCAACCCGTCCGTTTCTTCCTGTTGCTTGTTTAAATATTGAACCACCAGCGTAAGTTTCCATATCTATAGTAAGTTTAATCTTAGATATATCAAGTCCTCTACCAATGCTGTCAGTAATTGATATTATAAAAGGTTTTGTAAGAGCATTTGCTCTTTCTCCTTTTGGTAGTTCTGAATGAAACTCAGATATGTGCTTTGCTGGGACATTAAA